CTCAGAGTTGTCTGAGGGTCGTGAATTTAATTTAAGTGATGAAGATCTAGACCTCACAGTGTCTCGTATCAAAGACTCGCTTCTTGCTTGGGCTAGGCCATCTGCCAGAAACGCAGGGTTTTCTCTCCGTATGTCCAATGTTGGTCGCCCCGCTAGACAGCTTTGGTATGAACAAAACCTACCACCTGAAACGTCAGTACCATCCCCCTCTTTACAAATTAAATTTCTTTATGGGCATCTTTTAGAAGAGATTCTTCTTATGCTTGTTCGTGCATCTGGTCATGTAGTCACAGATGAGCAGAAAGAGGTTACGGTCAAAGGTGTTAAGGGCCATATTGATTGTAAGATTGATGGAGAGGTGGTTGATATAAAGACTGCCTCTAAGTTTTCGTTTAATAAGTTTCGTGAGGGGCGGCTACGAGAGGACGATCCTTTTGGTTATATGTCTCAGCTTGCTGGCTATGAAGAGGCTGAGAACTCCTCTGAGGGCGGCTTCCTTGTAATCAATAAAGAGAGCGGTGAGTTGTGTTTATATCGCCCTGAAGAGCTTGACAAGCCTAGTATCAACACTCAGATACAAGATGTGAAAAAAGCTTTGAAGCTGGCTACTCCGCCCCCGCGCTGTTATGAGTCTGTACCAGAGGGGAAGAAAGGCAACATGAAACTGCATCGTGGTTGTACGTACTGCTCATACAAATTTGAGTGTTACAAAGATGCAAACAATGGTAAGGGTCTGCGGGTTTTCCAATATGCGAATGGCCCAACATACCTTACTCATGTGGAGGTTGCCCCAAGAGTTGAAGAGATAGTATGAACAGAAAAATAATGAAGAAAATTAATCGCCATGTACCTATTATTTCTGTGCAATGGCTAAAAAGTTTGATGCCAAACGAAGAAGAGTCAAATAAGATTACTGCTGATAATTACAAAGACTTTTTAAATCAGTCTCCATTTTACTTTAGTGATAATCAAATATTTAATTCATCATTCACAGAGAAGTGGACACGGCGTAGACTAAAAAAACTCTTTAGAAGAAACCCTTCTAAGCCTATTGACAGTTATAACTACAATGATTTAACATGAAGCCTTTAAGTTTGGAAGCTATAATATTTTATTGCGCCAAACAGTTGGCTGAAGAAGAGGCGATAGAAGAGGAGCTTTTATTTGAGCTATACACTATCCTGCAAATTTATTTTGATACTCAACAACCAATAACAGTCCATTGAAACCTAAAATAAAAAAAGGCTATAGACGCCATAGGGTTAAGCGGCCTGTCGATAAAGCACCTGTAAGGGGGTATGATTCCAATTGGGAGTATGAGCTACATTCAGGCATACTAAACGATTGGAGTCTACATTCTGAGAAGACTGCGTATGTTGTTGAACATACTTATCACCCAGACTTTATCCGCGAGATAGATGGTAAGAAGATCTATTTAGAGGCGAAAGGCCGCTTCTGGGATCACAATGAATACAACAAATATGTTTGGATAGCTAAGGCTCTCCCAAAAGATATTGAGTTGGTATTTTTGTTTGCTGATCCCAATGCACCAATGCCTCAAGCAAAACGCAGGAAGGATGGAACAAAGCGAAATCACGCTGAGTGGGCCTCTTCAAAAGGGTTCCGATGGTTTTCTGAAGATAGTATTCCATCCTCTTGGATAGATGCTTCTAAGAGGGAGAGCCTAAGCGATGATTAATGATCGTAAGCGTGAGAGACTAGAAAAGTTTAGTCGGCATAAAAGAAAAAAACATGAGGAGCGAGATGAAGACAAGCACAAACCCCTTAAGAAAAGAAATAAATACAAACTTAATATTAATGACCTAAATGATTTAGACGAATTGGAGGAATAACCTTGGACGCCTATCAACAATACATACACAAAAGCAGATATGCTCGTTATCTCCCGCAAGAAGAAAGGCGAGAAACATGGCGAGAGACAATTACCCGATACATTAAGTATTGGGGTGATAAGCTTACTGACGAAGAGCGCGTAGAAATATTTCAAGCTATTCACAAGCTGGAGGTCATGCCATCTATGAGGGCTTTGATGACCGCAGGACCAGCACTAGACCGTGACAATATGGCGGGGTTTAACTGTAGTTACATTGCTATTGATAGCCCTCGCTCCTTTGACGAAATGATGTATGTTTTAATGTGTGGCACTGGTGTCGGGTACAGTGTAGAAGATCAATATATTTCTAAGCTCCCAGAAATCGCAGAGGAATTTCATGCAACAGATACAGTCATACACGTACCGGATTCAAAAGTTGGATGGGCGAAATCGTATCGGGAGTTGGTATCGTTGTTGTATAGTGGTCAAGTACCAGAATGGGATACATCTAGAGTTCGACCTGCGGGTTCCTCGCTCAAAACTTTTGGAGGTAGAGCAAGTGGCCCAGAACCTCTTATCGACCTCTTCCGATTTACAGTTAGATTATTTAAAGAAGCGGCTGGACGAAAGCTTACGTCCCTTGAATGCCACGATCTTTGCTGTAAGATCGCACAAATCGTCGTTGTCGGAGGAGTCAGACGATCAGCCTTGATTAGTTTGTCAGACCTTTCTGATGATGCGTTACGGCAAGCAAAGCATGGTGCTTGGTATAACACTGAGTCACAGCGTGGGCTTGCAAACAACAGTGCCTGCTACACCAGCAAGCCATCCTTTGAACAATTCTTAGATGAGTGGAGAAGTCTTTATGAATCAAAAAGCGGAGAGCGCGGAATCTTTAGTAGAGCCGCAAGCCAAAAACAAGCTGAAAGAAATGGTAGGCGGGATAGCAACAGAGATTTCGGAACAAATCCATGTTCTGAAATCATCCTTAGAAAATCACAAGTATGCAACCTTTCAGAAGTTGTCGTCAGACCGGAAGATACGGCTGAATCTCTCAGGAGAAAAGTACGAGTTGCGACTATCTTGGGAACTCTGCAAGCCACCCTCACGGACTTCAGATACCTGAGAGGTATTTGGAAAACAAATACCGAAGAAGAATCTTTGCTGGGTGTAAGCCTGACAGGTATTCTAGATAATCCACTACTTACTCTTGAAAACGAGGATCTTGATTTATTGCTTGAAGATCTGCGTGATCTTTCTATTGCAACTAACAAAGAGTGGGCAGAGCGTTTAGGTATTCCACAGAGCACAGCGATTACTTGCGTTAAGCCTAGCGGTACAGTATCTCAGCTAGTTGATTCTGCCTCTGGTATTCATGGACGATACGCACCTTATTACATTCGCCGTGTTAGGGCTGATATGCGTGACCCTCTGTGTAAGGTCTTAGAAGACGCTGGAGTGCCTTGTGAGATGGATAACTTCTCACCCAGTACCAAGGTATTCTCCTTCCCTAAACAAGCCCCAGAGGGCGCTGTATTCGCTTCTGAGCAGTCTGGAATGGAACAGCTAGAGTTGTGGGCCAAGTATCAAGAGCATTGGTGTGAGCACAAGCCCAGCATCACTGTGTACTATCGGGACTCTGAGTTCCTTGAGATTGGTAACTGGGTCTACAATAACTTTGATTCTATTTCTGGTATTTCTTTCTTGCCGTATGACGAGCACAGTTATGCTCAAGCCCCATACGAACAGATCACAGAGGAAGAATATAATGAGATGGTAAAAGATTTTCCAACAGAGTTTGATTGGAATCTTAATGAGGAAGATGATTTTACGGAAGGATCACAAACTTTAGCTTGTGTAGGCAACGCTTGCGAACTATGAAAGACGCAACCATAATAGGTTTTCGCGTTGTTATAGATTCTGAAGGAGTCTTGATGACTGAGCAGACCGAATTACCTGATGAGTATGTCCCGAAAGTTTTTAGAGAGGCAGAAAGTCAGGTTCTTATTCGGGCGGCTATACGGTCATTTAAAGAAATTACTGGTGACTTACACGCTCAACTTGAAAATGAAATTGATGCAATCAACAGGGTTTACTAGATTTCATAGCGTTTTGAATTAGTCCACCATTACTAGATCTATGGCGAGCAGTTTTCTTTGCAATCTTTTTAGGTTGCTTTGAAAATTGCTTGCC